AAAAGCCGTTTTAGGTAGCATCCGATTTTGGATTTTCACCTTTGGCGCGGCAGCAGTAATCGCTGGCTATATTGAGGCCAACGGTTTTCAGGTTTCCTACCTTCTAAATGGGATAGCTGGTTGGCTAGGATTAGTCGGTGGAGTTGGAACACTTGATGGGTTTATTGAGAAGTATTCAAAGGCAAAGAATCAGGGATAGTAATTTTAATGATGGCGGTTTACGGCAACCTCCTTCCGTGGGCCGCCTAAACGTATGACCAAGAAACGACCAAACAAATACGGCGCAAATCAGCATGTACCTGATCCGCGCCAGTCAAAGTTTTTGAAGCATTACTTAGACCCAAAGAGTGAAACATTTTCTAATGCTTTAAGAAGTGCTTTGAAGGCAGGATATGGTAAGGAATACTCTGAATCTCTCACCGCACAAATGCCTACATGGTTGTCGGATAGTCTAGGGGATTTAAGAAAAGTGCAAAAGGCAGAACAGAACCTTGATGAGTTTTTGGATATAGATATAAAAAACCAAGGAGTTACAAAAGATGGAAAAGGGGTATACGAGTATGATGATGTCGGAAAATTGCGCGTGAAAGCTGATATAACAAAATTCGTCGCAGAAAGATTGAAGAAAGATAAGTATTCAATAAGGCAGGAACACACAGGTGCAGAAGGTGAACCTCTACAAATAACTACAGTCATGTACGGCAAGAAGAAAAAGAAATAGATATGCCTAATATAACAATCCCGCATTTATTTACTCCACGGGATTATCAGATACCACTCTTGCGCGCTATGGATGAAGGAGTAAAGCGTGCGGTTATTGTATATCATCGCAGAAGTGGTAAGGATAAAACTTGTTTACAGGTAATGATTAAAAAGGCAGTACAGGAAAAGGGCGCATACTACTATTTCTTCCCGACATATACTCAAGCCAAGAAAGTATTGTGGGACGGTATGGATAAGGCAGGTATGAAGTTTCTAGATCATATTCCAAAGGAGATAATAGTAAAAAAGAATGAGACCGAGATGAGTATATCTCTCATCAATGGTTCGATTATACAGTTGGTAGGATGTGATAAGATTGATAGTATTGTCGGTACGAATCCCCGGGGAGTAATCTTTTCAGAGTTTTCTATTTCACGCCCGAATGTATGGGACTATATTAGACCTATTCTAGCTGAGAATAACGGCTGGGCTATATTTAATTTTACTCCCCGTGGCATGAACCATGGGTGGAAGATACTGCAACAAGCAAAGCAGAATGGATGGTTTCATGAAGAACTTACCGTAGATGACACGCATGCTATTGATGAAGAGACGTTAGCAAAGGAGCGTGCTGAAATGCCTCAAGACTTATTTGACCAAGAGTATTACGTTAAGTTTATTGAAGGTGCAGGTGCGTTGTTTCGCAAGATACAAGAGAATGTATGGAGTGGGGACTTATGCGTCAATCCAAAGGCTTTTTATCGTTTAGGGGTAGATTTAGGTAAACATCAGGATTTCACCGTTATAACGCCAATAAATACGCATACGTGGCAGGTAGGCAAGCAGGAGAGGTTTAATCAAATAGATTGGACAGTACAAAAAGACCGTATTATACAAGCATCAAAGAATTGGAATAATGCCCCAATAGTTTTAGATTCAACAGGACTTGGTGATCCGATATACGACGACTTACTCAAGGCAGGACTAACTGTAGAATCATTTAAGTTTACCGCACAGACGCGTGAGCAATTAGTTAGACACTTGAGCGTACTGCTCGAACAAGGATTGTTGAAGATACCAAATGATGATATGCTTATAGGAGAATTGCGTTCGTTTGTTTATCAGCTTACCGAACGTGGAACACTGACAATGGGAGTACCTGATGGACTGCACGATGATATGGTAATGTCTTTAGCCCTTGCGTTCTGGAATTTATGGGATAAACGCCCCGAAAGGAAAGAACCGAAAAAGATACCAGTAGGAAGTTTTGAACAGATACTACGAGACCAAAAGAAACGGGAGGCACAGACCACATTTACTTACAACTAAATTATGGCAGACAAGAAACAGGAAGGTGCAGAGGTATATTGGGGCAGAATACAGGTAGCACAACGCTTTTCTAAGAAATGGCACGACAAAATAAAGCCATGGAATGATTTATGGACTGGAAGATTCAAGCCTGACAATGTAGACGAGGACAATAAAATATCAGTCAACTATACTTACTCGACCATTAAGAACAAGGTTTCGAGGTTGTTTTATCAAAACCCAAAGATTATTGTTGAGGCGCAGAATGGCAAAAATCCTGAGGAACAACAGTCTGCTAAAGTAGCGCAGTCTGTAGTGAATTGGCAGATGAATTGGAAGCAGTATCGTATACGTGAACACTTAAAGAAAGCACTCTATGACTGGAAGATTACAAGCATGGGTTTTGTGTTTACAGGTTGGAATACTATTCTGGAAAAGGACAAGGATGGTGTTGTAAGCGAAATACTCAAAGACCAGCCTGATATTAGACGTATACATCCTAAAAAGGTTCACCTACCACCTTCGTTTACGCAGGATGAAATCCCATATATTGTTTTAGAAACCCAAGAGAAATACTTAAAGGTTAAAAATGAGAGTAAATATAACAAAGAAGTACGGGACAATCTTGAAGCAAAAGAGTATGTATCAATAGAAGACCGCATGGGTGATGACGGTACATTGAAGGTCAAAGAGACTGATGATATGGCACTGCAAACGCTGTATCACTACTACGATGATGAGAAGTGGGTGATATTTGCTAAGGGAAATAATGAAACGCCACTGTATGAAGGCAAGAACCCATATGCAGAGGTATTTGGACCTGATAATCCACTACCAATCGTTGTGATATTTGGCGACTTAGACCTTGAGTCAGAGATTCCATTATGTGAGATTGAGCTTATAAAACCTCAACAGATTGAACTGAATAAGATTAGGGCGCAACAGATTAACCATCGAAAGCGGTTTAATCGTCAGACATTGTACGACATGGACATGATTGGTGAGTCAGAGCTTGATAAGCTGAAAGACCCAGCAGACGGAACACTCATAGGCATACATCGAGAACAGAACAGACCATTGGCTGAATCTATTTATCAAGTACCAGAGGGTAAACTTTCATACCCATTTGACATTGAGCCTTATATCAAAGAAGACATCAATGTTATTACTGGCATGAACCAAATAGCCATTACTGGAAAGAGTGGAAATAAAACACTCGGTCAGGATGAAATGGCAGAAGGATCAACCGAGGATAGATTGTCTGAAGAAAAGGCAAGTGTTGAGGACTTTATTGAAGAAATATATCGACGTTTATTACAGCTCGATCAAGCATTTTTACAAAAAGAAATTCCCATCAAGCTAACTGGCGATGTTGAACAGTCATGGATTGACGCAACAAAAGAAGACATACAAGGGCAATTAACGCTCAATGTTGTGTCAGGCTCAACGATCAGGGAAACAGACCCCGTAGTACGAAAACAAGCTACAGATGTATTGAATCTTATTGGAGAGAAACCAGAATATCAAACTATCTCACCGCTATTGGTAGCGAAGATACTTGAGACAATGCCTTCAATGTCTGATATTGCAGAACAAATTAAGGTTGCGGCAGATGCTGCACGACAGGCTATGGAACAAGTACCACCGCCTATGGAAGGTGAATTCCCCGGAGCCACAGACCCTTCAATGATACAACAAGGCGTATCAGATAACGCCGCAATTAGAACTGGTGCTGAAACAGTGCTATAATTAAAACACTTATGGAGAAACAACGAGACGCACTTATGAACTTTATGGCAAAGCTCACAGGAGTTGAGCCAGCTGTTCGTGTTGGTGGACATTTAGCTCAAAATATTATTTCACAATTACGTGGGACAGAACAGCCGGAGCCATTATACTCAGGTGGGCGTATGGATGCAGCACCACAACTGTTACAAGACATTGGAGGTATAGCAAGGCTTGGTGCATTGGGACTTGGTGGTGTAGCAGGTATGGGCGCACAAGCACCACAAGCGGTAAGTCAGACAGCTCAGGTAGCACCACAAGCATCAGGACTCGCACAGGAGGCTGTAAAGAATCAGTCACTTTTAGGTAAGGGCGAGGAATTGATACGTCAGGCAAAAATCCAAGAAGCCATTATGAAGCTTTTAACACGATAGTATGGAAGAAGTAGAATACAAGCCGACAATAGGCATTACAAAGAAACAACTCCCTGAAATTATTTCATGGAAGATTGGAAAGAATTATTCTGTCACAATGGACATAAAACTTGTTGAGTTATCGATTGTAGATGAACCGAGCGCACGTTTTGAGGTTGTATCTGTTAGCCCAACAAAAAAGGCAGAAGAACCCTACGAAGATAAAGGCAAGAGTGAGTTTCAAAAGACTGCTAAACGATCGCTTGAAGGGCTTGAACGCCCAACACCAAACCTAAAAGGTGAATCAAAGGTAACTCCCTCACCATCTTAATATGTCTTATCTAAATCAAAAGTGTTACTCATGCAATCGGGAGCGATTTTCAGAGAACTCACGGTATTGTAAATCATGCCATGAAGCAGTTATACGCAAAGAACTTGAAGACGCAAAACGAGGTATAGACAAAGACCCTGACTACGGATATACTAAGGGCATGAATCATGGGCTTGGAATTTATGTGAACGATAAAGATGAGTACAAGCGCGCAGTCAAGCAAGCTAAATTAGAAGGGCTAGAGCCTATTGGATAACTTAACAACTTACATGGTACAAGGAAGGTTTGCTGTTTTTTGGCGGCCCTCTGCTTTAGTACCATGAAGTGGAACCCGCCAGAAAGTAGCATACCTTAAAAGTATGCTGTTCTTTAATTAACTCATACGAATATGACAGACGAACTCGCACAGAGTAGTGGGAAGACCACCGAAGGCGTCGTTCCTGAAAATACTTCAGGGGAGACGAACGGTTCCACCGAAGTCGAGACTGGCTCTGAAACCCCAACGGGTGATGAGGGCAGTTCCGCAAAGGAATCCTCGGAAATAAAAGAGCCGAAGTACGGTACTTTCGGCGATGATGCTGACAAGGTTTATCAAGGCTATAAAGAACTTGAGACCAAGTTAGGGAATTGGAAAGATGTCGAAGCGAAAGCTAAGGCATTTGATGAATTTCAAATGAGACAAGCGGAACCGCTTGCGAAAGAAACGCCAGAAGAATTACCGGACTTTTCTACGATGAGTCCGCAAGACCAAATCAAGTGGATTGACCAGCGTGTTGAAAAACGCGCACAGGATATGGCCATCAAAGCCATAGAAGAACGTATCAGTCCTTTAGCGCAAGACGTTTATACACGTCGAGCAAATGAAGTGATTGATAAAATGCGTTCCAAGTATTCCGATTTTGATGAACACAAAAAAGAAATCGGGGAAATGCTTGCCAAAAATCCACACCTTGCCGCAAACCTTAATGCTGACGTACTAGACATGCTTTATAAGAATGTCACGTACGAAAAGGCTGAAAAACGGGGAGCGGACAATGCGATTAAAAAACTTTCTGAAAAGGAGAACCAAAACCTTGGTGGAAAGCAGGCAGCAGGATCGTCACAGAAGTCACCGTCATCATTCGCGGATGCCTTTAATCAGGCAGAAGAACAACACGGGAAGGTTAGCTTCTAACTTAACTTAATCAAACATGTATGGCAGGTAATGCAAACTTTGATGTAATAGCATCAACTACTCTTAAAAATTACCGTCCAAAACTGCATGATAATATCTTCAAACGCGTTCCATTGTTTATGTGGCTCAACGAAAAGGGTCGCAAAAAGACAATAGAAGGTGGAGAGAAAATCGTACTCCCATTGGCATTCACAAAGAACTCGACTGCCAAAGGGTATTCTAAATACGATATTCTTGATACAACGCCACAGGAAGAAATCACCGCAGCGGAATATGTGTGGGCGCAATATTCAGCGTCTATCACAATTTCAGGACGGGAAGTAAACCAAAATGCAGGATCAAAAACACGTATCATCAATTTGCTTGAAGCAAAGACAATGGTTGCTGAAAAATCCTTGCGTGAGGTTATGGCAGATGACTCTGCGGATTCTACTCTTGATTCCGAGTCAAAACTCAATGGTCTTCAATCTTTAGTTGATACCACATCAACAGTAGGTGGTATCAATCGAGCAGGCGCAGGAAATGATTTCTGGCAAGCACAGGTAACCACATCAGTCGGTTCATTCGCAACGAATGGACTAGGGGCTATGCGTTCACTCTATAACAGCTGTTCAGATTCAGGCGCAGATACACCAGACTTTGGGATTACCACACAGGCAGTCTTCGAGTACTACGAAAAGACTCTGCAAAACTCCCAACGATTCACAGACACAAAGGTAGCAGACGGCGGATTTGAAAACCTCAAATTCAAAGGCATGACCTTGATGTTCGACCCATATCTCGCTTCAGGTGAACTTTATATGCTTAACTCCAACTGGATTGAGTTAGATGTACATCCTGATGCAGACCTAAAGATTACTGACTTCATTCGCCCTGCAGATCAGGACGCAAAAGTCGCGCAGATTCTTTGGATGGGTAACCTCGCAGTCTCCGGTCCTCGCAGACTTGGGAAACTTACAGGCATCACTGCTTAACAACTAACGGTATAACGATATGGCGTTCACAACGACAGTCACAGACGTTACCGTTGTTGGAAACCGCAGGCTTGTAACAGGCACGCTGACACAAGCTGCAGGTGATTCCGGAGGGACTATCTCGACAGGACTTTCCGCAATAGATTTCTTTGACTTCAACACCACGTCTCACGTTGGTTCAACAAAGGTCAAATATACTATTTCGGGTGGCGATGTCACGCTAGTCATTCCAAATGACGTTGACGGACTATGGATGGCAATAGGAAGGTAAATAACTAATAACTTACACGTATGCAGATTCAACAACTCAATCGCACTGATGCCGAAAAAGTGTTTGTTGTCATCACAAATGTTGATGCCGACACAATCACGACCGGTATGGGTGTACGCTACGTTGGAGGTGCGGCTGCTGAAGTCGTCTCAACCAATGGAGCAAATGCGGTGAAAATCGCAGCCGATACTGCAATGCCACAATTCGCAGGTATTGCGGGTCAAGACATTGCATCAAATGGCGCAGGTCTTGTACAGGCATTCGGGTATGTAGACTCGATTCTCTTGTCAGCAGAAGCTGATAAGACTGTCGGTGTTACAGGAACAGCTAACTCATTCCTCAAAGTGGGGGCAGTTGCAGGTTCCTTTACATCAACCCAAACGGCACAAGCGTTATCCACCTTTGCATTTAAGTATGTACAGGCATGGACAACCACGAATATCTCAGGCGGATTAAACTACGCTGGCGGTTTCGTAAGGGCAATTTAGGCAAATAATACGTATGGGGAGGGGCTTGCCCCTCTCCTGTACGTTGTGGTACTATATAAATATGAAAGCACAATACTATCGATGTGAAACCTGTGGTGCGCTCATAAATGGCACCAATCAAAAATCCCTTAAGAAATGTGATGGCCATAGGGTGAGAATTGCAAGAAACATATCTTTTCTTGAGTGGCTAAAGATAAAGCTAAGGCTAATCTAATGGAAGGCACGGAAGGGAAAAAAACAATCAAGGTAACATCAACTAATAATTTATATTATTTAGCTGGTTTTTTTGATGGAGAAGGGACAATCTTAATACCGAGAAAAACAAATGAATCAAGTAGAGGTGCGCGTTTATATTTAAGTGTTTCTGTAACAAATACTAACAAAAAAGTAATAGAAGATTTTAATGGATTATTTCCTGGTTATTTAGGAAAGGTGTTAAAGAAAAAAGACTATTTTCTACAAGCATGGGTATGGACTGTGTCGGCGGAAAAAGCTGAGATGTTTCTATTAAAAATAAAAAAGTATTTAAGACAAAAAAAAGATGAAGCAGAAATTGCATTAGAATTTAGATACTTGCAGAAGAAACTAAATAAAAAAAGAAAATCTAAAGGTCGAAGAGATAGGGCTTATACATCTGATGAAATACATCAATTACGGTTAATTCGTGAGAGATTATTAAAAATGCGTGGCCCCGCATGGAATCGTCGAATATATGACAAATAAGGAGATAAACGCCAAACACAACCCAAAAACTACGGTTAAGGTTATGTTTGGCATGCCCTAACATGGGTTACACTGATCCGCAGGCATACGACAACCGACTTACCATGATGAACCATATAGGCATATTGCAGATTATGTCTCATTTAGGTTTGAAGGAATATGAGGGACAAGTATTTGAATATCCAGACAATGAACGCTTTGAGTTTTATATCTCAACAATCGGAAGAGTTTTCCCTGCATACGCCCGTGAGGCAATAGCACAGATGGCGGTAGATGGAGGCATGGATTATCTCTTTTTCATAGATGACGACATGCTGGCTCATCCAGACATATTCGAGCAGTTGTATAAAAATAAGGTCGACATTTGCGCCGGGCTTGCATTTACCCGCAATGCACCGCACAAACCAGTTATCTACAATTTAGACACAGGCTACAGTGCTTTAGAGCATAAGTATTGGTACGAGAACTACCCCGTTATGAACTACCCTAAGGATGAATTGGTCGAGTGTGACGCGGTAGGATTTGGTGCGGTTTTGATTAAGGTAGACATCTTAAAACAGATGAAAAAGCCGTGGTTTATGGTTACATCAGGAGCAGGTGAGGACATACATTTTTGCCATCAAGCGCGAGAAAAAGGATTTAGAGTGTTTATGGACACAAGTGCAAAACTTGGGCATGTTGGAAACCCAATAGTAATAACCGAAGAAACGTATGAAAAACAAGACTCGGCCAAAAAAGTCAGGTCGAAAGGAACACATAACAAATACAAAAAAGCATCATTGTAAGCACCTTTGGGTAAGAGATGATTTACTCTGTTACTGTGAAAGGTGCGGTATGAAATTAGAAGATTTAATATAAACTATATGCCAAGAAAAAAGAAAGTAGAAACACCTCAAGTTGAGGAAACTCCAAAGGAAGTTACTCCGCCTGAGAATACATACGTTGAGGACGCTGAAAACTTCGCACGGTTCTTTGTAGATCATATACAGCAGGTTCCAAACCAATCACTTGCCGAGGCAGTTGATAAGATTGCAAAGAAAACAAAAGGTAAGAAAAACCTTGATGTACTTATTTATATGGCTCATTTATCTAACAACGCATGAAAGCTACGACCCTAGACATAATCATCCCAACATACGATAACGTAGACCAGCTTATCCAGTGTTTGCAGTCCATGATGAAAACACAAAGTGTCTACCCGTTTAGAATACTTGTAGTCAATAACGGCAAGCATGACTTGGAACAGATACTCCCAAAGCATGAGAAAATAGTTATCTTAAAGCCAAAAGAAAATTTAGGTTGGGAGGGCGGATTAAAGTTTGGGCTTGAGCAGTCAATGTCCAAGTATGTCATGTTTGCAAACGATGATATTTATATTCCAACTGGTCAAAGTAATTGGATTGTGAGTATGCTTCGTCACATGGAATTATATCCGTGGATTGCTGCAGTCGGACCGAGTTCAAATACCGTTATGGGGACACAGAATATTTGGTCAGAACCTACTAACATTTCACAGTTTTACACCACGTTTCTTATAGGGTTTTGTATGCTTGTATCACGAAGGCATTTAGATCATGTCGGAGGAGTTGATGACTCACTACCCGGTGGAGACGACCTTGACCTCTCAATACGCTTCAGGAAGGCAGGGTTTGCCATTATGTGCGATAAAAGCGTGTTTGTGTATCATCACGGCTTCCAGACAGGAAATCGTCTGTATGGCGATTCTAGCGTGTCTGGGGGATGGAATTCACAGCAGATGACAGACAAGACTAATAAGGCTCTTATCCAAAAGCATGGATTCATGGCATGGTGGGAGTTATTCAGACCAGCAGAAGATGAAAAAAGGATGGAAGAGGCACAAAAGGACAAAGAGGGAGAGGTTGTAAAACGCTATGTGAAAGGTGAAGTTATAGTTGAAATGGGCGTTGGAGGAAAGAAAACTGTTGAACCTTCTATCGGCATTGATATGTATAAAAAAGGCGAATACATTGATACCATAAACCAAGTATCGGTTGCAGATATTCAAGCTGATGTTCAATGGGAGCTACCTATTGAGGATGAAAGTATTGATACAATAATTGCACGACATATTTTAGAGCATTGTATTGATCCCGTAACAACACTTACTGTATGGAAGAATAAGCTGAAAAAAGGTGGAAGGATTATTATTTCCGTACCTGATGAAAACTATATGGACTCAATTCCCATGAACCCCGAACACGTACATGCGTTTACCGTTGATTCACTCAAAGCACTTGGGGAAGTGTTGGGACTTACCTATGTTGGACACAAGGAAAAGTATAATGGCGTTTCATTTACTATTTGCTTAAAAAAATAATATGACACATTCAGACAGCGACTTATACGCGCTTCTAGCCTACATCGGAATATTCATCGTAGTTATGGCGATTGTCGCACTACTAGCTTCATTTAGCGATTCATTGATATGAAAAAAGTATTTATTATGTACGACTCACGCCTCGGAAGAAATGATGGCGCACCCCTTTATTATTTCAACGTACTTAAAAACCTCCCCGGTATTGAAGCAACACACCTAATTCCCGATGGTGATATATCCAAGTTTGGAAAAGCTGATTTGAATATCTGGGTAGACTGGGGCGAGGATGCACTTACAAACATACTTCCATATACGCCGTTTGCATGTCCGAAACCAAATGCGTATGTAACATCGGATACCCACCTAGGGTATGAGTATCGATTAAATAAAGCGAAAGAATTTGACTATGTATTTTGTAATCAAAAGAGAGCGGTAGAGGAATTTGCGCGAGACGGAATACCAACAGAAAAACTACACTTCCACATGCACGCTGTAGAGCCACAAGCATATCCGAATAAGCCAGTAGCTATAAAGAAGTTCGATATAGGATTTGTAGGATTTGTAACGTTTAAGAAGCGCGCTGAAATGTTGGACAGAATGTTTAAGGAGTTCCCTAACTTTTTCTTCGGTCAAAGACTGTTTGAAAGTGCGGCTGAGATATATAGAAAATCAAAAATAGTATTTAACACGGCCGCACTTGATGATATAAACATGCGGATATTTGAGACACTTGCAACGGGGTCATTTCTTTTAACCGAGTGGATTGAGACATTGCCTGAACAGTTTGAGAATAAGAAGCATCTAGTCTGGTATAAGTCAATGGACGAAGCGGTAGAGTTGGCTAAGTATTACCTTGAGCATGAAAAGGAACGTGAGGATATTGCGCGTGCAGGCATGAAAGAAGTATTGGCAAAACATACTTACCGCCACAGAGTCATAAAAGTATTAAAAGACAGCATGCCAGATTGGTATGAAGAATATAAAGACCAACTAATCTAAACTATATGGAAATAACAGACAGAAAAAAATACTTGGAGGAATTAAAAAAAACACACGAAAAGAATTATGTGAGTTATGATATTTCAGAGAAGATTCTTGTAAAGCAATCATTGGGAATTACCGGAGCAAACGCAGAAGAATTACAAAAGATTCTTAAAAATGTACAAGAGAAAAAGAAGGCTACAGAGGAATTTATTGACTTAATAAACGAGGAATTAAAATGAAGATTTTTATTACAGGCGGTTCAGGATTTGCAGGGTCTGGTCTTGCTAAGCGTATGCTTGCATCAGGACACATGGTAACTATTCTTGATATTGCTTCACCACACATGGCGTGGAATTTAATGGATGTAATTGATAATCCGAACCTGACATATTTGTGGAAAGCATTGCAAGATATTGAGCCTTCAGATATTCAGGGGCATGACATCGTTGCACATTTCGCAGCACAAGCAGACGCGCCTATGGCATTTACCTCCCCTCGTTATACGGTAAGTCAGAATGTGAATGAGACGATTGCATTACTTGAGACGTGTAGAAAAGTATCAGGAATAAAAAAAATACTTTATGCAGGGTCGGGGAATGAATACGGGCGCGCGACTTATTTACCCATAGACGAAAATCACCCGCTTACCCCACATAATCCGTATGGATTTTCAAAGGCAGCAGGTGAAATGGCGTGCTGGACATACAGACGTTGTTATAATCTTCCAATCACAATAATGTCGAATGGTGCATGTTTGGGCGCAGGAATGCGGAGAGATATATTTGTGTACTTATGGCTACGAAACATGATTTTAGGGCTACCTGTACGCCTTGAAGGTGGCGATCAAACACGCGACCTCACGTATGTATCTGATATTTTAGATGCACTGGAGCTTACAATAAACGCAGATAACAAAGTAACAGACGGACAGAAGTTTCAGATAAGTTATGGCGAGGAACATAGTGTTGAAGAGATACTTGCAATGTGTATAAAAGTCACAGGAATTACACCTAAAATAGAGAGAAAACCGCATAGACCGGGGGAAAAGGGACAAAGGGAATTCTTTACAAATGCAAAGGCAAGATACCTTTTGAAGTATAATCCAAAGGTCTCACCACTTGCGGGTATTGACTTAACATACAAATGGATGTTGTCACTTCCTGAGTTTCAGGGTAAAATAGAAAGTAGGAAGGGCTAATAATACTTTTATGGGCATTGATAATAGCGTTCCTACAGGAAAACTTATTGCGGCATCCGAGCAAACAATTGCAACAACGAAGCAGGCAATAGTATATGGAGTTAAACTTCACTCAGGAACCGCAGCAGGTTCTGTTCTTCTCAAGACTGGTGGCTCAAGTGGTACAACATTGTTTAAGCTGACGACTATTGCTACGACAGCCGCAGGCGATGGAGCAGACACAATGGAATTTTCTAAAGGATTACATTTTCCTGAAGGACTGTATGTAACACTTGCTGGAACTTCCGCAACAGTATCGGTCAATTACGCTGAATACTAAACATGGTACAAAAGGAAGGATTTTATTACCCTAATTTTGTAACATGGCTAACTACGCAGACTACTCTGACATCATAGCGAACGTACAAGACCGATTCGAGGATGATTCACAGGAAACAACTGATTCAGTCCGTAAGCTACTTGCAACGGCATTGTGGGATATTTATTCACGCGCTAAATGGAAGTTTGCCAAACAAACTGGAACAATCACCACGGCAGATGGGACTGAAACATATACACTTGCATCCGACTACAACTTCGGTGGTCTTTATGATGTAACAAACACAACATCAAAGAACATCATCAGGCAATATGGCGTACGAACACATGATAGCAATCTTCCTGCAACGGAAGCGTCAGGAAGTCCGTATTTATACAGATTATGGGGTACAGATGAGGGCATACAGCAAATACAGCTTTATCCAATACCTGATGGGGTTTATACAGTAACGTACAGATACTACCGAAAACCTACTGTTGTAGATCTTGAGACAGATACGTCAAATGACGGTGAAGAGCCTGATCTTCCACTTACATACAGAGACCTACTCGTTTTGTATTGTCTTGTTGAGTTATATAAAAAAGACGAGAGTGCATTGATGAATGTAACAAACGCGCAATACGAGGGACGATTAAATCAAATGAAAATGGAATTTTCACAAGAACCTGATGAGTTCCACACGCGCGGTTCAGAGGATTATATTACAGGAAATAATTTCCCTACCGTTCCTTTTCCATCTAATTTTGGACCGACATCTTAGGCACATACAGCGGTACCGGATGATCGTAGGGTGATAAGCCTTCCACATCCTAACGCGTCTTCTGATACCGCTGTATATGGCTAATTTATTACCAACAATACAAACAGCACCTGTAGAGCGTTTCGACATATATTCACTTGTAGGCGGTTGGAATGATAATGCCAACCAAGACGCACTTACCGACCAAGAAATATCAGACGGAAGAAATGTTGAAATAGTAGATAATCTTTTTCTTGAACCACGTGGAGGAACCGTGCTCAAAGGTGATTTTCAAGGAAGTACCACAAAGGTGCTTGGTCTTTTTGAATACGTGAAACCATCTACAGGCGCACGGGCATTTTTGAAGGTTTATAATACAGACGCATATCTTCTAACAAGTGGTGAATGGGTCGCGCAGTCGCAGTCTCTTACAACAAATAAAAGCGCAGAGTTTACCAACTTTCTTGATAGGGCGTACATGGTAAATGGTTACGATGTGGCTAGGTATTATGATGGTTCTTCATGGACGACGCTTGCGAATTTCCCTGTTGCGTCAGCTACGGCATCGGATGAGCCAAAGGGTATCTGCACATACAAGCAACGACTTATAACATGGAATACGACCAATTTTCCAAAGCGTGTGTATTATGGAAATGCAAACGCACATACTATTGGTACACTCAACTACTTTGACCTCGATGAACCAGTGGTAGGGTGTATACCATTTTTTGATTATTTACTTTGCTTTACAGAAAACTACATCTACCGTATAGGTTCGTTTATATTCACGGGCGTGGCTTTTGAACCAAACAGCGTGCAACCACTCCCAACGCATATCGGCGCAATATCACTTCGATCAATCAAGCACATCGGGCAGTTTGTGTATTTCCTCTCAAAGAAAGGACTTATACGAACTGATGGAAATAACATACAAAACATATCTGATTCAAAGATTAAAAACTACATGGCAAGTACAGTTTCGCCTGTATTGTTATCATCATGCCCCGCTGGAATAGATGGGTGGTATTATCGCATAGCACTATCAACAAACGGAACCGACCCGAATGAAATTGTAACGTATGATACGCAACGAGGTGTATATTTCCCTCGACAAACAGGCAGAAGTATATCTGTATTTGCAAACTATACCGAAAATAGTATTGTTGGATTTTTAGGTGGATGTTATGAAAGCTCAAATGTATACGCGTTTAATCAAACAGGATACTTTGATGAAGTTGCGGGAGATGAATATATAGCAGGATATGACGCTGACAGCGCGGTAGACGCAAGTACGACCACGAGAAAAGCACAAAGTTTTACTATTGACGGTGGGGGGATAGTAACAAAGCTTGCCTTATACATGAAGAAAAATGCAGGCACTACGACTGAATTGACCGTACGAATTGAAACAGACAATGCCGGCGTGCCTTCGGGGACGATAGTAGAAAATGGCTCAACGACTATTGCCGCGTTTTCGCATACAGTCTATAGATACAAAGTAGCCGAGTTTTCGACTCCTGTTATTTTGCAAGCAGGAAATACGTATTGGATTGTAGTCCAACACACAACGGAAGATGATGGGGATAGTCAGTATTATTGGGGTTCTGATGATTCAAGCCCTACCGCAGACGGCGAGTATGCTTCATATTCGTCAAGTGAATGGACAGCTGATGATACAAAGGATTTACTCTATCAAGTGTATATAAAACAAACGTATGAGAAATACTTTATTACTCGTGGATTTCCACTAGGAAGCCCACAGTATTTGAAGATTGTGAAACGACTGTATGCAGTGTTTAATTCATCGGGAAACTATAATGCTTACATAGGGCTAAACGCAGATGTATATTCCGATTTTAGGGAAAAAGAGATGAATATGTTTGGTAATTCATCTATTAGAGGTGTTGATTTGATTCGTGGGTTCTTCACTCGTGGCACTCAGGAACGTATCTCAAAGTTCTTAAAATTTGCTAACTTACGTGGTAGAAGAATATACCTTCGGGTTTATAATGGTGGTGTTGATGAGACATTTTCTTTCATTGGTGCTACAATTAACTACAGAGTAAAACAAGTTTTGAGATAAATGGAAGGCGCATTTATTCGATTTAGTATACTATTATGTGCGGACTCATAACTTTACCAAATACTATTGTTTCGGGGGACTCCGACGACCCAACACGAGATATGGCTAATTGGACTGCTTTACGGGATTTAGTAAACGGTCAGTTGGACAATGATAATATAAAGGCGTCGGCTGGAATTGCAATATCTAAAACTGCTCTTGGAATTTATACCGCATGGACAGACTGGACACCGACATACTATGGGACAACATCCGCAGGGACTGGAACGTACACAACTCAAGAAGGAAGATATTGCCAGATTGGGAAAGTAGTTACTTTCAGCGCGTATGTTGTTACTACAAATCATACGGGTACTGGGAACTTAAGAGCAACTGTCCCTATTGCTTCTGGGGCGAATAGTATATTAACTCCAATAAGTTTATATTATTCAACAATAAATTTAACTAATGCGAGCGTTTCACCAATAATAGCTTATATTACAAATAATTCAACAACTGTTGTTTTTGCAGAAACAAGAGACAATGATACAAGCATCGCAATCGCTGTACCAACTGCATGTTCAATTTTTTGGGCTGGTTCTTACGAAGTCGCATAATAAAATAATATGCCATTAGCACAAACACCATTTGACCCTACAGCATACGCAAACCAATTGTATGCGTTGCTTGCACCTGAAAACAGAAACATTCAACCATTTGACCAGACTGGTTTGTTTAATGAGCAAGACGTTCAGGCACAGGCAGAGGCAGAGTTTAACCCGTATTTTTCAGATGAAATTCAACGCAGATTAAGACCATATACACGATCAGGGGAAGATTTGGCGTTTCAACAGGGTCAATTTCAAAGACAACAAGCACGAGACATCCCCGCGCTACAAGAAAATCAATTTGCACAACGTGGTTCACAAGAATCCGATTATCTTAATCGAGGACTTGCAAACTCTGGCGGATATGAGGCAAGCCAAGACCTTTTAGGCAGACAGCAAGCACGTCAACAGCAAGAATTTCAAGATTCAAGTAACGCCCAAAAAAGAAGCTTTCAAAGAACTGGTGAGGACATTCAATATGGTACTGGTGAAACTAAACGAACAACTGAACAAGAACGCTTACGCGCATTAGAAGATTACAGAAGTCAAGCATATAATAGGGCGTTCCAGCAGTATCTAAATCAATTACAAGGCTAATATGGCAAAAGCAAGTTTATTTAATCCTAAAACTGGCGCGCGTGAAGCGGTGGAAGTAGGCGGGCAACGGGCAAAAGACTTATTCGGTCAAGGATATTATTTAGAAAATCAAGAAAACTTGAGCCGTTTTGGTCGTGTACCGCAAGATAGTCAAAATACTCAGGGCGATGCACAACGATTTGCAGAAAAACGCTCTGCGACACAGCGTGCATTTGGTATACCTGAATTTACAAACACAAGAGACATTGAAGAACAAAAGGTATTTGAACGCCAGTCAGGAACGCAGTCATTTGTAGACGCGCTACGAAAAGCACTTGAAGGTGGTGATACGGAAGCAAAAGCCATGAGACAGGAGCGTGCTACGCTTGCAAACAAACAATTCACCGCACCGGGAGCAGAACGTGAACGTTTGGTTAAGGCAGGTATAACCGACCCATTCGCACGCCAACAGATGATCGGACAAACTATTGCATCTACGCAGTCAGGGCTACAGGATTTGAATGATATTTTAAGCGCACGGGGTCAGACACGGGAACAGGCTGTAGAGCGCGGAATTGGACAGTATCAAACAGGTATACAGGGACAACAACTACAAGCCGAGAGAGCCTCTAGGGCGCTTCAGGAGGCTTTAGGACTCGTTTCACAGTATGATGCGGCTAAAGCAGCCGAAGAAGCCCGTAGACAGCAATTAGAGGACGAACAGAGGGCATACCAAAGACAGCTGGCATTAAAGAATGCAGGTGGTGGTAGTGGAGATGGTGCTGATGCGGAGTTTTATCAAGACCTACAAAATGCAAGAAACGCTATCGCGCAAGGTGCTGATGCAAACGCAGTTAATTCAGCGTTGATTGGAAAATATCCAACTAGAAATACAGCTATTAAGTCAGGGCTTACAGGGGCAGGATTTACACTTGAATCATTGCCTGATGCAACACTCCCTGAGGGCGTAGCAGGACCACAAACACGTGGTGGTATATTCGCGTATGGTCCGGGGAATGTACCAATAACTCCAGAGGCATATAGCGCAGGAACAGGAACTCCATTATCTGAAGTGTTTGGACGTTCACCGTTGCAATCCGATCAAGAGCGGGCAAGGACAGAAGCGAGCAACCAACAGGCGTTAATGTTAGAGATATTTAGGAAAGCTGCTGGTATTTAATAATATGTATGGCACTATTAGATTTTTCACCCTACGTTCCAAAGGCTGGCAAGGGTCAGCAGGTTTCTCGTCCGCCAAAAGTAGAAACACAAGCCGTACCAACAGCACCAGTTGCACAACAGGTTAGTAGTCAAAAACAAAAATCTGGGCTTCTTAGAATATTTGATAGTCTTGCAAAAGCAACCGTGCAGCCTATTGTTGATGAGATAGGAAAGTCTGTTGTAGAGATGCCACAGCTTTTAGGTTCGTCTGGGGTGCAAAAACAACTTACAGAAGTATCTGAGTCCAATAGAAAGCAGGCGGAGTTTTTATATAACAAAGCGAAGGATTTACCTAAAGGAGAAAAGCGCACAAAGTATCTTCGTGCGGCTTTAGGTATTTTACAAAATAAACCTGTAGACTTGAAGGAAATTCTACCCGCATCGGAAACTACAGGAAAACAAATTGCAAGCAGAGCAATAACGACGTTATTTGCGGCAGCACCGGGGGCTACTGTTGGAGGAAAGGCTTTGATTAACATATTGCCAAAAACTATTGGAAGCAAGGTGTTGCCAACTGCTATATCAAAAGCAATCCCTCGTGCCATACGTGGAGGTACATTGGTTGGTGGATTGTCAGGTGGTACAGCATTAGGAGAAGGGGCGGATACCAAGGAAGCGTTAAAACAAGCAGGATTGGGTGTATTATTAGGCGCAGGGCTTGATGTTGGGTTGGGCGCAGCAGGAGATGTGATCGGAAGAAATCTTGCAAAAAGGGCGACTACTAAATCTGTACCAAAGACCGCAGAGATTCCTGTAACTGCTGAAGTACCAAAAACAACAGAAGGTATTTTGCAAAAAGGGCAAACGACCGCTAAGTCAGAAATAAAAGTACCCTCAACAAGTGGGGTTATAGATGATTTGTCTGGAATGAAGCGCAGGGGATTTATTACAAGCACAGAAAAGAATCTCCCAAAAAGTGTACGAGCTATTGAGAAGTTTAATCCAGAAACATATTACAAAGTAACCACAAATAAAGATACGGTTAAATTTGCGAGTGATTTAATAAAGAAAAATCCTGATGCGGCGTATGAACTTGCGTTATCTGGAACACCTACTGCTGAAAAATATACTACCGCACAAATACTTACAAAAAAGTTTTTGAAAAGTAAAGATATTACGCCAGCATTAACTATTTTAGAGAACGTATCTAAGTCCGCGACTACCCAAGGACAGGCAATACAGGCATTATCATTGTGGAGTAAGCTCACTCCGGAAGGCTCACTTAGATATACGCAAGGGTTAATAAATAAAGCAAACCTTGCGCGACCAAATCTAAACTTAAAACTTACAAAAGACGCTGCATTAAAAATTGCTGGGCAAGCTGAGAAGTTAGCCAAACTTCCCGAAGGTAGGGCAAAGATTGTAGAGACCGCTAAACTACTTGACATGATGTCTGGTGAAGTCCCTGCAACGATATTAAAAAAGGTTTCTACCATTCAGACAATGGCGCAGTTATTGAATCCAAAGACATTGATTCGTAATCTTGTTGGTAACACTGGATTTGTGGGGTTAGAAAATTTATCTCAAGCAATCGGTACTACTGTAGATGTGCCATTAACCGCCGTTACAAGACGCCTTGCTTCTCGATTCCCAAAGTTATTTTCAGGAGCAAGAACTGTTGGTATGCCAAGTATACGAACACAGCTTGGTGGTGCGCGTAGAGGGTTAAGCGAAGGTTTTGAAGATGCAGTGCTAGGCATAAATACATCACGTATACCTTCACAATTTGATTTACCTGCTGAAAAGATTTTTAGAGGGCAGTATAAAGCATCATCGCCGATAATAAAAAAAGCGGTTTCAAATATGATGTCTTCTCTTGAGAAGGGTTTGAATATATCTCTCCGTGCGACTGATCGCGCATTTTACCAAGCCGCCGCTGATGATTCCCTTAGGGTACAAATGCGTCTTGCTAAGGTGAATAAGCCTACAACTGAAATGATACAAATTGCAGATTTTGATGGTCGGTATAGGACATTCCAAGATGATAATGTTATAAGTAATGCATTTAGTTCACTTAAAAAGGGATTGAATAGATTGACTGGAAGCAATGATTTTGGATTAGGTGAAATTGTTTTGAAATATCCAAGAACTCCGGGTGCATTATTGGCTAGAGGTATTGAATACTCTCCCGCTGGGTTTTTCAATACGGTTTTTCAAATGACACAGCCGTTAATCGGAAAACCATTTAACCAACGGGCTTTTGTGCAATCCTTCTCTCGTGCTTTAACTGGAACAGGCATGGGCGTTGGAACGGGTATATTGCTTCATAGAATTGGAATCATTACAGGCAAGCCATCAGAAGACAAAGATGTTCGAGAACTACAAAGAGAGATTGGTTTAGGGGAGTATAGAGTCAACGCGTCTGCTTTACTTAGATTTTTTAAGAGTGGGTTTAATGTTGAACAAGCAAAACTGCAAAAAGGTGACAAATTACTTTCGTATGACTGGATGCAACCATTTGCTATACCATTTTCAATAGGTGCAAATATAGATCAGAACAAAGGATCAACAAAGGGTGTTGTTGGGACAGTAGCGTCATCTCTTGAGTCCGGTGTAGAAACACTTACAGAGCAACCTTTACTCAGAGGACTAACTTCTTTATTTGGCGGGTATGACCTTCCACAGCAAATAACAAGAACACTTGAAACAATCCCCTCCAGTTTTATACCTACATTGTTTTCTCAGATTCGGATGCTTGTTGATAATACGAGAAGGAATATACGGGTAAATGGGCAAGATCCTGTCACGACTATGGTAAATTCCATAATGTATAAAATTCCATTTTTATCGAAGAACGTACCACCACGTGTAGGAATATTTGGCACACAAAAACCTATTTACGAACAATCACAGACGAATAATAAACTTCGTGACGGACTGACAAATATATTTAATGTGTTTGTGAATCCTGCTTTTGTGAATACTTACAATCCAACGCCTGAGTCTGATATGGTTTTGAGCATTATGAACAGTACTGGGGTTACATCACATTTTCCAAGGGTATTAAATAACAATTTGCGAGTATATGGGCAGTCACTTCAATTAGATTCCGAGCAATTAGCTGAATTACAAACGCAGGTTGGTCTATTTACGCAAGAAGCATTTTCTGAAGCGGCACAAAATGAAAGATTTTTAAGACTACCAGACGAACAAAAAGCAAAGGAACTCGGATCAATGCTTACAGATATAGGATCAATGTTTATACAATCGTTCGTAGTAAAAGAAACACAAGAAAAAGGACTTCTCAATTTACCTTTTAAGAAAGAATAATGGCATCAGAAAACCCGATCAACGATAATAACGCCCACAACAAGAGTGTTCTTGCGTCTGACGAAACAGCACAAGAGACTCGCAGGATTATGGCGCAACGAAAAGGCACTGTAAATGAGCTTATTGTTGGTATATTTGATTCATCGGGTAATCAGGTTGATACGTTTGGCGGGTCTGGCGGTGGAGACGCAACAGCCGCCAATCAAACAACGATGATAGGCCATTTGGCTACTATAGCAGGCGACACAACCTCGATTGATGATAAGACTCCAGCGCTTGGCCAGGCACTTGCCGCCGCTTCAGTTCCAGTTGTTCTTACGGCAGATCAACTAGCAACGATCACCCCACCAGCCGCAATTACTGGGTTTGCAACAGAAGCGAAACAATTATCAGATAATCATAATGTAACCGTCAGTAATTTCCCTGCCACTCAGCCAGTATCTGGAACCTTTTGGCAAGCTACACAACCAGTGAGCGCAGCTTCTTTGCCACTTCCAACTGGTGCTGCAACCGCAGCAAATCAACAGACCGATGCACTTACCAATACAGAACTTCGTGCGGCAGATGTACCAATTACTTTAGATGGCGAGGAGGTAACGGCAAACATAAAGGCTTTAGGTACTGTAGGGAGCGGGCAGAAAACTGTAACAAGTGCAGGGACAGCTGAGGCAATAGCAAGTTCAACTGCTATAGAATCTGTTACTATTAAAGCTCTCGCGGACAATACGGGGAATATATACGTAGGAGATAGCGGTGTTGATTCAACCAACGGATTTGTACTCGCCGCAGGTGAAACTGTAAGTCTTGATATTGATAATCTTGCAGATGTATATATTGACGCTGGGACAAATGACGATGGCGTTTCATTTATTTATTTAACTTAGGTATGCCAAGAACATACGCATCATCAGCAGGTGGAGGTGGCGGAGCGTCTGATTTAGACGACTTGACCGATGTTGACACAACTTCAGAAGCCCCCACAAAGAATGACCACTTAATATTCAATGGTACTACTTGGGTTCCTGCTCCAGATGGAACGACGTTTACATTTTCATGTACCGCTTTTGATGACGGACTTTCAACAGGAATACTCGCAGGTTCAGGAGACTGGAAAGCAGCAGAAGCTATAAATTTCGTAGCTTCATATCTCAATGGACCACCAACAAGTGCGATGATACAAAAGTCAGTTAATGGTGGTGCTTATTCTGATTTGAACTCAATGGATGGTCCAGCGTATACGGCAGGCAATAACACCGCTGCTGTTGTATATCCAACTGTTGATCAATACTTGCGATTCCAATTAGTAGCGAGCGATGGGGTAGATGGCAATACAGTCCAAGCTGCTGCTTTATATTTTTACAATAACGTATTCTATGGAGTTATCAGCAAAGCATCAGGATTTACAGAAGCTGATATTGAGGGGCTATCTGCTGCTATTACGAGTTCATATACAACATCTCGATCATTAAACGCAGGATCAGGTCAATATCTTGTTGTTGCTTTCCCCGCTCGGTATACAAACCTACATGCAACAGGAGTGTTGTTTGGGGGTATCACATGCCCCATGACGCAAGATAGTGCGACACTATCGATAACAAACGCAGCAGGTCTGACAGAGAATTATAAAGTGTATGTTTCAAACTTGGCGAATCTTGGTAATTCAACATTGCAACTTTCCGCATCTTCGAATCTTATAAATAAATTTTATTATGGAAAAACATCGGGAACGAGCGGATTTAGTGAATCCGATGTTGAAGGACTTGCAAATTCTCCTACGTCTAATGACAATACGCAAACATGGTCATCTGTTACAGCAGGCGTTGGAGAGTATTTATTGTTTGCTTTCCCGACACGATTAGGGATTCCAACATTTTTCGTGGGGGGATTTGAAGGTGGGTTTGAAGCACCTGAGACTGTATCGGTTACGAATATAAATGGGTATACAGAGTCATACTATGTTTGGCGATCAACGAATAGTAATTTAGGAGCAACCGTAGTAACAACGAGTTAATATGTCAATAAACGTCATTGATAAATTTAAACAGAAAAACGATGCTGACTTTAAGTTAGTTGATTTTTCAGATGTTGATTTAGATAAGTCAGATGCAATTAGCATATCAGGTGGTGTGATCACGCAGGATGCAAGTGCAACGTGGAATCTTGTTGATACGGAGACTGGTGCTTCAGATGACTTAGATACTGTCACTGTTGATTCTAAGGGGCCGAAAGTAATTATAATAAGTCCGGTGCACACTGATAGAACAATAGTGATCAAACACGGCACTGGAAACATTTTATGTCAAAACAATGCTGATATTGTTCTCGATGATATTCACGATTGGGCTTGGTTAATTTATGATGGATCATCGTGGTTTGCTCAAGTTGGTCAATCTGGTTCGACAGGTCCAACTGGCCCCACCGGTCCAACTGGACCAGCAGGATCAACTGGGCCTACTGGTGCAACAGGGCCACAGGGAGATGCTGGTGCTATAGGGCCTACCGGACCAACAGGACCAGTGGGTGCAACGGGACCGACTGGTCCAACTGGGGTGACAGGTCCGACGGGCCCGGCTGGGGTTACTGGACCAACAGGGCCAACCGGTTCATCAGGCCCAAGTGGTCCAACTGGGCCGAAGTCATCCGGTCAAATCTTCTTGTCCGCTGCTGGTATGTGGCCATCAACGACTGCTGGGTGTGCTGTGAATACAAAGACTGAATACCCAACGAACAAGATAAATATGTACTCGTTGGATTTTGACAAAGACTCAGATGAAAACTGTGAGTGTGATATTGTAATGCCATCAGATTGGAACGCAGGAACAATTACGGCTGTATTTTATTGGACAGCCGCTTCTGGTTCAGGAACCGTTAAATGGTATATTCAGGGACAGTCGTATGCGAACGATGATGCGATTGATCAAGCGCTTGGTACCGCAGTTGGGGTTGAAGATACGCTTATCACCGCAAACGATGTGCATATTAGTGCTGCATCTGGAGCAGTTACGATCGCTGACGCTACTGCATCAGAACTCGTACACATAAAGATTTATCGTGACGTTTCAGAAGATACATTGAGTGCTGACGCTAAATTGATAGGAGTTATGGTAAGCTATACTAGAACCTAAATATGAAAAGTCAAAAAATATGTATTGTATGTAATAAAAAATTCCATAAACCATATACGGAAAGTATTTCCCATTGGCAGAATAAACGAAAATATTGTTCTAAAGTTTGTGCAATAAAAAATACTTTTCTTAAAGTGGGGAGGAATGCTTGGAACAAAGGTAAGTCTGGCTATACTACAAAACCCTGTTCCGAAGAACGAAAATTACGTATAAGTCTTGCCAATAAAGGCCAGCCTAGACCAAGTATGAGGGGAGAAAATCATTTTGCTTGGAAAGGTGGAATTAGTTTCAAACGTAGAGATTTACGAAATCCAGCATATGTCCAATGGCGGTTATCCATTTTTCAGAGAGATAATTTTACTTGTCAAATGCCAGGATGTGGTATTCGTGGTGGTAAACTTGAAAGTCACCATATAAAAAGTTGGTCGAAGTATCCAGACTTACGTTTTGAAATAACTAATGGCATTACTTTATGTCGAGAGTGCCATAGAAAAACAAAGAGTAGGGAAGAAAAGGTTTGTCATTTATTTGAATTGATAAATTTTACCCGTAGTTAATTAAAATAATATGGACATCTATTATTCTTTGCCGCAATTCAGTTCAGATTCTCTAGTTCCACCCAATGAGCCAAACGAGTTACCAAAAATTAACCTGCATATCATTAAGGAGCAAATTAGGGCTTTATTGGGGGATGACGTTTCTTTAGCCGAGGAGTCGGGTGGAATCAGAATTATTACGCCAAATTCATTGTCGGCAAGCACTGTTTCACAACTTGACGTTTTAATGGCAGATAAGAATATCGGAGTATTCCCTGGTGAAATAATCCACTCTTTTGAATGGCCTGTCGACCCCTTGAAAATCTGTGATGGAATTGAAGCCCTGATTGGCAAACGCCCTTTTTACAATTACGAAGGAATAAAAATAAGATTATTATACTTTGAAAAATTAACAGAAGAAGAAAGTAAAGTAGTCCTTAATTACCTAAAAGGTCTTTGGTATGATAATCGAACAGGTAATTGACCTTTACAATAATGATTTAACCTATACTGGGAGTAATACTGATTTGCTTTCCACTGTTCTTTTGGACATGACCAAATATGACGGGGTTGTAAGTGTTAGTATTCAGTGGACTTGTAAATTTACTTATAGTGGTCCAGCAGATTCTGGCGGCAGTGCTTCACTTAAACTCTATAACGATACTGACGGGGAAGATGTTGACGGTTCAATAACTAGTATTGGAAATGGGGATTGGCATAATTCAGTAGTAAGCGATATTACTGGATATTGTTTATCACATCCAACTATCCAAGTAAGATGTCTAACAAACGCCGTCAATGACCTGGCTTTTTTGCGGAGATGTACGATTAGAATTGTGCAGTTAAACCCCACCAAGACCAGGACGATGATTCCGCTTGATGCTTCTTTGAATATAACTGCGGCTACTTATGCGGCAACTACTAGTAGAAAAAATTGGGTTTATACTTCTGGAAATTATGACGGTACGGTAGCACTTTCCTTTGGTTGTTCCATGAGAACTGTTAATGCTGATTACACGGCTTACGCCCAACTTTATGACTTGACGGATGCGGCGGCAGTCGGGAGTAGCGAGGTCAGTATAACTGGTACGAATGCTTCAGCCTTTCTTCAATCAGGTTCAATTAGTCCTACTTCTGGGCATACGTTTGTGCCGCAATTCAAAATCAGTACGGCTGGGAAAACGATGAATTATCAAAACGCTTTTTTAATAATTGACCAAGATGGTAGTGGAGTACCTCTAACTAAACTGCAAACTGTTGTTCAGGTAATAAACATGAGATTGACCCAGGGCGGAACGACCTATG